CTACCACGCCCCCACCCGCTCATGAACCTCCGCGTCCTCCCCATCCCCAGGCACGGCAACCCCCTCTACCCCCTGCCAGCCGACTACAACGACCTCACCGCCGAAGGTCAGCGCAAAGCCCGCGTCAACGCCTGCCGCCTCTGGACGATCCCCGACCTCCCCGACGCCGACATGGCCCTCAACCTCGTGGCCTCTACCCACTTCTTCGATCTCTACTACCTCCACCCCGACCCGTCCCTCTCCTTCGACCCCGGCTTCTACGACCAGACCCCCCTCGTCTCGGCCCCCTTCCACTGGGAAATGTCCTCCCTGTGGGCCTCCTCCCGCTTCTCCGCCATCGTTGCTCCTCGCGGCTCCGCCAAGTCCACGCACCTCTGCAAGGACACCGGCCTCCGCATCGTCTCCGCGCCCAACTACTCCTTTGTCTACGCCACTTCCACCCACGACAACGCCAAGCACGTCGGCCAACGCCTCAAAGACCTCTGCTACCACAACCCCCGCGTCCAGGAGGACTTCGCCCCCGAGTACGGACGCTCCACCCTCCAGCCTATCCGTGGCGAAAAGTCCACGGGCATCGACTACTTCCACCTCAACAACGGCTCCTGGCTCCGCTGCCTCTCCTCCGAGTCCCGCATCCGTGGCGTCCGTCCCCGCCGCTTCCGCCTCGACGACCCCGAATACGACGCCAAAGCTTCCACCTCCATGTCCACCATCCGGGACTACATGGAGACCCTCCTCTTCAAGGTCGCCATCCCCACCGTCCTTCGCGCCGGTTCCGCTCTCGATTGGACCGGCACCTTCGTCTCCCGCCGTCACTTCCTCTGGCACGTCGTTTCCGCCATGCAGGACGGCGGCCTGACCGACCCCCGCCTCTCCTCCTCCTTCTGGAAACGCATCATCATCCGAGCCTGCCACGAGGAGGACGACGGTCGACTCACCTCCTGCTGGCCGCACATGTGGCCCTCCGACGAGGCCGAACGCGACCGCCTCGCCCTCTCTCCCTCCACCCTTACCCTCCCCCAGGTCCGCGAAATCCTCGGCCCCGCCGTCTTCAACTCCGAAATGCAGGCCAAGCCCGGCGAAGCAACCACCGCCTTCTTCCGCCCAGACACCTCTCCCCGTGGCCGCCACGCCTTCTGGTTCGAGGGCATCGACCCCTCCCTCTTCCAAGTCTCCCCCTTCGCCTCCCCCGGCTCCATCTGCTACCTCCACCCCGTCACCTCCGACCCCATCCGCACACCCCTCGTTGACTTCGCCCGCTCACTCCGCCTCTTCATGACCGTCGACACCGCCTACACCGAGAAGACCACCTCCGACCGGCGCGTCTGCTCCCTCTTCGGCCTGGACCCCGACAACATCCTCTTCTGGCTCGACATGTGGTCCGACCGCCGCCAGGATTCCGTCCTCATCGAAAACTCCCTCCGCATGTGCGAACGGTGGGGCTGCCGCCAAATCCACGTCGAAGTCGTCAAGCAATCCAAAAAGCTCTACGAACGCTACCAATCCACACTTTCCACCCGCTTCACCGCCACCCTCGGCATCGGCAACATCCCCTCCCTCCACCCCTTCAACCCCGGCGTCGACGCCAAAGTGGACCGCATCGCCACCCTCGACACCCGCTTCGACCACGGCCTCATCAAGATGCCCTACTACCTCAAGCAATCCAACGGCCCCTTCTCCCGCCTCTTCGACCAGATCGACTCCTTCAACCCCGAAGTGGAGGACGGCGGCCTCCAACACGACGACGAACTCGACACCGGGGCCATGACTACCTTCATCATCCGTGGCCGTACCCTCCGCCGCGCCGCCCCCCACCAGAAAGGCCCCCTCAACCCCATCTTGGAGATGGAAGCCGGTCGCCTTCAGGACCCCTACGGCACACCACACGCCTACGGTGTCCCGCTCCAGCTCCTCTCCACCGACCTCATCGACAAACTCTGCTCCGTCCCAGAAGCCCCTCAGAAGGACCCCCTATGACCGCCCGCAAAATCCCCACCCCCACTCCCGCCCCGCTCCTCCCACCCACCACACCCCACAACCTCCACGGCTCCCACGTCGTCCTCCCCGCCTCCCTCGCCCACGCCCTCTTCGATTGCTACTACGGCGACGGTCCCCGCTACCACGAACCCACCACCCCTCACCCCCGCGAGTTCAAGACTGGAAGGGGGGAATCTCTCCCTCCCGACGCCGCCGACCGTCAACGCGAGGAGGCCCTCGCCCGCTCCCCCATGCCCACCATGCTGAGCGAAACGAACCCCGGCCCTGACGTTCGAGTCATAGAACACCCCGGCACCATCCCCACCGGCTTTGTTCCGCGTGGCAACCTCGCCAAATCCCAAAAGCCCTCCTAACCTCAACTCATGCCCGACTTCTCTATCCAACTCACGAAGAACGAGTCGGCCCTCACCTCGATCCTCGCCGACCACGCCGAACGCTGCGACCGCCTCTACCTGTGGCGTCGTATGCAGTGGCTCCTCGCGTGGTACTACCTCAACGGCTACCGCCGCTTCTCCGTCTTCGACCCACACACGGGGCGCATCACGCCCCACTACGTCGACGTGGACGGCTCCGTCAAGTTCCAGTGTCAGGAACTCCTCTTCGCCATCAACCAGGTCGCCTCCCGCATCCAGTCGATGGACTTCTCCCCCGTCGTCATCCCCCAACTCTCCTCCCTCCAGGGCCTCCGCGACAAGGCCATCGGCCAGGTCACCCTCTCCTCCCTCCTCACCCCCAACACCCTCGACCCCGTCATTGAGGACTTCGCCTACACCTTCACCTGCCTCGGTTTCTGTGGCATCACCGGCCACGTCTCCCAGCACCCCACCGTCGGCCTCTCCACGTCCCTCTCCATCGTCCACCCACGCGAGCTGTACCCGTTCCCGGCCGTCGGATACGACCACACCCAGACCGGCGGTTTCATGCGCCAACATTGGGTCCCCGTCTCCCGCCTCGAAGCCCTCTACGGCAAACGCAAGATCGCCTCCAAGATCGACAACATGGACTGGCTCGACACGATGGCGGGCGAACTGTGGCAGTCCCCTGGTGGCGACAACCCCCCTCTCAGCAGCCCCCAGAACTCCCTCACCACCCGCACCGTCGATACCGCCCCCAACTCCGGACCCTCCGACCTCGCCATCGCCCGCGTCCGCGAGCTGTGGCTGACCGGCCCCAACGACACCGTCTCCCGCTACATCCTCACCTCGGGCAAGTCCGTCCTCGTTGACCACGACCTCTCCGACCAGCACGTCTACCCCTCCATCGGCTTCTCCCGTTTCATGAACAACGGCTCCTGGTATGGCGTCGGCATGTTCGACCTTCTCTACTCCCAGCACAAGGAGCTGGAGAAACTCACATCCGCGCTTTACCAGAACGTCTCGGACCTGGACCGCTACGGCATCCTCGTCATGCCCCAGGGCCAGATGCCCCAGTCCCAGACCCTCCGCGACGTGGGACGTGGCCTCCGCGTCATGTTCTGGGAACCCGACCCCATCTCCGAAGGCTTCACACCCTTCCCCATCCAACCCTGGAACACCGGCGACATGCCCGGCAAGGTGGCCGCCTTCGCCCGCGAATCCATGAAGCAGGTGAACCCGATCACCGACATCATCGAAGAGAAGGGCCGCATCGACTCCGCCTCCGGACTCAACTACCTGGAGGAAGTCGCCAACCGGGCCTTGACCGCCCCCACGGGAGGCATCGCCCGAGCCTTTTCCACCATGTACCGCGGCCTTCACCAGCAGGCTCTCGCCCACATCACAGAGGGCGCACAAGGCATCCCCATCACGAACCTCTCCCTGGACCTCCTGGGTGCCGTCATCGACAACAAGGAGGGCACCGTCTCCTTCAAGGACAACCCCCTCCCCGACATCACCCGTCTCCAGTACACCATCCGCTCACTCTCCCCCAAGGCCGTGACCGCCCGGCGTGCGGAACTCCTCGACCTCTGGGAGAAGGGCATCAACCAGGACCCCCTCGGCCTCCAACTGACCGCCTTCGACGAGGGCATCGACCTCGCCATGTACACCGCCGACACGCGGGCCGCCCGAGACATGGGCATCCGTGCTATCCTCTCCCTCTTCGGTGACGGTGAGGAACCCGGCGAACTCATCCTCACCCCCCACACCACCAAACCCGCCGTCGTCCTCCGTCTCCTCGAAACCGTCATGGTCGGCCCCGCTTTCATGTTCGCCTCACCCGCCGTCCAGAACGAGTTCATCAAGTTCCGATTCACGCTCCAGTCTTGGATGGGAGCCCTCCTCCCCCAAGGTGTTCCCTCACTCGACGAATCCGCCACCCCGACTGGAAGGGGGGGTCTCGTCCCACCGCCTGGCCCGCGCCTCGCAATGTAACTCAGGAGTTTCCGCATGTTCATTGGTAACGCACCGCTCTACAACACAGACACCAATACCGCAGGGGACGCCGCCGCAGGCGGTTCCGCCGCCACCGCAGAGGGGAAAGCCCCCTTCCAGTCAGGTGGGGACGCGGGTGGGGGTGGGAAGATTGAGCTGACACGCAAGGAGTATGACGAACTGGTGGCCGCACGCTCCACGGCGGACACGTATAAGAAGGAAGTCGAGACGTACAAGAAGCGATGGGAGAACGTGGACGGGATCGTCAAGGGGAAGGACCCCGTCGATATCGACCGTCGCACCCGGCAGTTGTACGCCGACGCGGGGTACACCATGCAGCAGATTGACGAGATGATGAAGGGAACCACCGAGACGGAGACGCAGGCACCGCAGGGCAAGAAGGCCAAGCCCCCCGCCGACGAGGACGACGATGGTCCCTCGGAGTTGGATGAGAAGTTGAATGCTCTCTCGCAGAATGTGGAGTCGCTCACGAAGGCTCAGCAAGAGGACTGGTATCGTCGGCACACGCAGATGTTGAACGAGCAAACCGGGCAGGCTCTTGACTCCTCCAAGGAACTTCGTACCATGCTGGACACGCTGGTCAAGTTCCGCCTCCCTGAATCTCCGGATCAACAGGCCGTGCAGGAATACCAGACGCCGATCCGTCAAGAAGTCCGAGAGGAAGTCCTCAGAGCCGTCAAAGCTGCGCTCCGTGAAGAGCAGTCGAGAAGCGGCCAACAGTGGAATCCCAACTGGATGGTGACGCTCGTCCCCAAGGCCGCCCAGGAAGCGGTCAAGAAAGCAGTCGAGAGCAGGTCACGGTTCCTGCCTGATCCTTCCAAACTTGGAATCGGATCGGCACCCAACCCGTACCTCGATGCCCAGGGACGACCGCCCAAACTTGACATCAAGGGGTCGGACGATGTCGAAACACGCAAGGACAAACTAAGCAAGTGGGCTTCCGCGAAGCTGCTCGCCGATCCTGTGGACGGTTGAGCCTGGTGGGGGCTTTCGGGCTTACAACACAAGGATGTAACTCATGGCTTCCCCATCAGGCTCAATTCTGAACACGCGGGCTCCCGCGATCACCGAAGTGCTCAACAAGAGTGTTGAGGACCTCACCCCGGCTCTCGATCCCATCTTCACCGGCATGATTGCATCCTCGCAGGGTGTGCAGTCGTCCGACCAGATGGGTCGAGATTACCTCGTCATCAAGACGTTCCGCAGCGGCCTCTCCGGCGTCATCGACGGCGGCGGTCCGCAGCAGGACTTCGCGCTGTACGGCGACCCGAGCAACGTCGCCCTCGGTGCGAAGGTGTTCACGCAGGGTCTCAGCAAGACCTTCCCCTCACCGCTTGAAGGTCCAAACCAGTCAACGTACCGCATGGCCTTTGGTATGCGTTCGATGCTGGGCAACCTCATGTTCACGCTGGGCGAGATGCAGTTGGAGGCGACTCCGGCCTACATCGACGACCACCTCATGCCGAAGCTCCAGGGCTTCGCCATGAACATGTCGCAGATGTTGTGCAACTACTTCTACCTGTCGCAGAACGACTACTACGCCCTGACCAGTCTGGTCACGAGCGGGTGGGCGATCTCGGCGGGTTCTGACGGCGGCAACCGCGTCCTCACCGTGGATACGTCGTACAGCAACTACGCGATCCACCGCTTCTTCGTGGGTCAGCGAGTCCAAATCTACGACACCACGGGTGCCACGCTCCGCATGAACGGCAACACGGGCGACAGTGTCCTTGTGGTCGTGCGTGTGGACGAGCTGTCCGGCAAGGTGGCGTTCCGTAGCATCAGCAACCAGGCCCTCGACACGGCCGTCGGTGGCGGTTCGGCGTATAGCGCTGTCCTCGCCAACGGCGACAAGATCGTGTTCGCCAAGACGAAGGGCTCCTCGACGACGCCCTACGCCGCGAGTCCGTACTTCACAGGCATCGCGGGCATGAACAGTTGGCTCAAGTTCGGTGATAGCAACGGTGAAACCGACTACGACGCCAACTGCCTCTTGGGCGCTGAGCGTCCGGGCACCAACTACGGGTACAGTGGCAACATCAACGTCAACGTGCATCCGGAGTTCCGGTCGCTGGCGTACAGCAACAGCGGCCAGCCGCTTACGGAACACACGCTCCGAAAGGTCTTGCGTGCGTTCCACGCGGCGAAGACGAAGTACGGCTACAGCGTGGACACCATGATCGCCTCCGAAGGCGTGTGGCTCGCGTACGAGGGCCAGAAGATTCAGAAAGAGTTGCTGGACCGTACGGGTCGTCTCTCGACGATCAAGCACGAGGGTTCGGACAACAAAGATCAGAACGCGGGCATGGCCTTCGTCTTCGACGGCCGTACCATCGACTGTGTCACCTCTGGGTTCGTGGAGAGTGGCACGGTGTACGGTATCAAGCGCAAGAACAACTGGTACCGCTACTCGCCTCCCGATCCCAAGGGCAGCCGCAGTGTCGACAAGGCACCCGCGTACGCCCCGTTCAAGTTCATCGGTCCGATGCTCACGGGCACCGGCAGTCACCTGATTCCCATGTCCATCGTCAGCGGCTCGAACACGCTGGTGACGGAAGGAACGCAGATGCCGTGCTGGCTCCGTACACAGGTCGCTCCCAAGCAGGTCTGTGGTATCAAGATCACAAGCGTCGGTGAAGACCGCATCATCGGCTAAACGACTGTGGAGTTTGGTGTGTCCTGGCGGAGGACACAAGAGGACGGAGCCCGCTCGAACAGGGCGGGCTCTGTTTTTATGAAAACCTCATCGACCGTGGAACTCCTCTTCTCCCGGTACGACGCGGCACACCAACGCTTCCTCGCCTTGGAGCCGGGCCGTCACCGCATCCTCAAAGAATCGTGGCCGTGGTTGGAGTGGCTCCGTCGTCAGACCGGCAACCCTCGCCTCTTCGTGTACTACCACACCTTCCAAGAGTCCTTCGTCCTCGCCTGCTGGGTCTACTCGCCCAGCGAGGCCGTCGTTCCCGTCTGCCAAGAGTTGGAAGTGTTCCACGGGAGTCCCTCCGCGTGGTGGCCCGAAGACCTCATGGCACCACAGACGCTCCTCGACCGTCTCCGGCCCGCCGAGGAGATTCACGCCCGCATCCTGAACTCCGTGAAGCAGCGGCAGGTGGCCGAGCGTGTCCAGAAGGATGCACGGCACACCGAGAAGCGGGAGTACGTCAAGCACTGCCGCAACATCGGGCTCGACCAGACGGCCGCCCTCGTAGAGGACGGTTCGATGCCCTTCGCCGGTCGCAGCCACAACCCCGCCTTCTACGATATGATGAGGTCCAAGTTTTAGGAGCCCACCATGCACTCGTCAGGATCAGGCATCAGAACCATCGTAGAGCGCGTCCGCTTCTATCTTGACGAGCCCGAGCTGAACGCCAAGTACACCGACGACTACGTCGTCCGTCACTTGATCGGTCCCGCCCACGCGGACGTGTTCGCTCGCATCAACCTCACCTCCCAGACTCGCTTCTTCCTCCAGTACGACTTCGCCTGCTCCGGTGCGGGGGACTACCCCCTTCCACCCTGTATCAACAGCGTGATGTCTCTCCAGGTGATCGACGAACTGGGCGGGACGCCCAACTCCGAGATCACTCCACGCACCCTGTACCATGCCGAAGGTCCCGCGTGGCTCATCAAGGGCAATCCGGGCGCATACGTTCTTGGTTTCTACGGTTCCTCACCCGACTCCGACCAGTTCCTCCGTATCAACTACACCTCCAACGGTGACGTGCAGATGCACCTCGGCACGGGTACCCTCTCCCACCACACGACCTACTCCAAGGTGGCCCTCGCCGCCACGCCCACGATGGGCCTCGTCGACCGCCGCACCAATGCGTACGCCGGGCAGTACCTCCGCATCATTCCCACGACCGGACCTGTGGAGGAGGTCCCCATCTCCAGCTCCTACTTCTCCTCCGGCACCTGGTACGTAGAGACCACCCGCCTCCTGTCCACGACAGCGGGTTCGGTGACCTACGAGATCGTGCCCGCAGCCTTCACTTCGATGTGGGACGCTATCTCCTGCTGGGCTGCCATGCGTCTTGGCATTCCACGGAGCAAGTCCGCTCAGAAAGCAGCCGAACTCCGCACGGCATACCTTGCCTCGATCAAGACCTGCTTCGACGCTCACACCTACGCGAACGAACGCATGGGTCTCAGCATCGAGAAGGACACCATCGACAACAACGAGAACGGCTACCCCTTCCGCCGACCAGGACAACCGCAGTAAGTGCCACTTGACTCTCCCAACTCCCAGTCCCGGAACACCGCGACACGGTGGGTGGAGACGTTCTACCCCAAACCCTCGGACGCCATTCAAGCGCGTCTCAAGGGGGGCTTTGGTCAGGTCCAAATCCGGGACCCCCTCACCCTTCGCTACCCCGTTCCCGAAAAGGAACCCCTCGTCGTCCGCGTGCAGATTCCCACCTCGGGCGTCGTCAACACCATCCCACCCGACGATCCACCCCCCAACAACAACACCGGAACGGGCACCGGAACCGGCACGGGGACAGGCACAGGAACCGGCACCGGCACCGGCTCTGGCACCGGCACCGGAACGGGAACGGGAACTGGAACGGGTACGGGGACCGGCAGTGGGACAGGAACCGGAACAGGGACCGGGACGGGTACAGGAACAGGTTCCGGCTCTGGGACGGGTTCGGGCTCGGGCACGAACACCGGAGACGGTACGGGTACTGCGCCCTCAGACATCGGCTGTGGTGACGACACCGTCTGTGACGTGACGATCATCTTCCGCCCACCTGGACCCACCACGTACTGCCCGCCTGCGGACGGCTTTGGAAACTTCCTCTGCGATGCGGGTCACGACGTTGGAGAGAACTACTGCACGACACTTCCTGGCGGGTGCTGCTCCGGTCAGGGAGGATGCCCCGACACGGCGTCCTGCCCCGGATGCCCGCCCGGCTGTGGTCCGTGGAATCTTGTGTGCTGCTACGACAACGGCCCTGTCGATCTCATTCCACAGTGCTGCCGTACGTGTTCCTAGAATGAGGAATGCCAACTCCCTCCTCCACCCAAGAGTTTGAACAAATCCGCGCCTCCCAATGCCGTGGCCGCTACTACGGCGGTTGTCACCTGGTCGATGCCGAGGCGGGTTTCCGTGTCTCCGTCGCCTCCACGCTCTGCGATGCGTGCCTCGCTCAGGGCGGGGCCGATAGCCAGAATGAGGTGCGTTCCACCATTGTCTCCAACGCTGTGTCCGCCATCCAGAAGCGCCCGGACCTGCTCACCGAGCGGGAACGTAAGATCGTCTCCGAGATGCACCGCGTCGAGCTGCGGGTGTCCGCCGAACCCTCCAAGCGGGACCGCTGGGAAAAGGTCGTTCCCACCTGGAATCAGGCCACCTCCTTCGCCAAGTCCCTCGCCTCCAAGGGCTTCACTGGGAAACGCGCCCCAGACGACGTGATCGCCGCCCGCCACCGCTCCTGCTTCGGTGACATTGCCTCCGGTGTAGCCCCCTGCGAAGCCCTCGCCAAGTCCAAGGATGAGCAGCACCACTACTGCAACGAGTGCGGGTGCGGCGACCGTGATATCGCCCACCTCGACCGCGACAAACTCTCCTATCCCTACCTCGAATGCCCCCGCGCCCGCGACGGCTTCTCCAATGCCCCCCTCCAGTCAAACGACGCGGGGTCCCTCGGCGAAGCCTTGGCATCCGACTTTGTGGGGGACTTTCTTACCGAACTCTCCGCCCAGGTCCAACCCACGCTGGCCCGACTGGAGGGGGGTACCGCCCGTCGGGACCGGGCCGTCTCCAACGCGCTCAGTGTGTCGGGAACCACACCCGAAGGCGATCTCCAGGAATTGGCGGACCTCGTCATCAAGTCTGCCGCTCGCACGGTCGTCGAGATCGGTACCTTCAAGGGCCGCACCACCGAGCTGTTCCTCTCGCTGGGCTGCTCCGTCATCACCGTGGACGATCACTCGTCCCGATGGGTGTCGACGCCCGAGGCTCAGGCGAAAGATGCGGTCAAGCCCGAATCGCTGATGAAGCAGTTCGAGGGGCGTACCGTCGATTTTCTGTCGGGGGACACCGTCCATCATGCGGACACGATCCGACGGTTCATTCAGGAGAAGTGGCCTTCGGGTGCCGACCTGTGCTTCATAGATGGGGGGCACGATGCGGCGACCGTCACGTCGGACCTTGACCTGTGCCGACGGGTCGTGCGGCGGGGCGGGATGCTGACAGGACACGATGCGGACCTGGCGGGAGTGCAGGAGGCGCTCGTGTCGCTGCCGGGGTATAACCACGGGGCGAGGATGTGGTGGGTCGTCAATCCCGGCGTGCCCCCTGCTCCGATCCATAAAGGTACGGTGGTCTTCGATGCCGATGGCGGGCTCGGTGACTGTGCGGCATATGCGTGGTATGCGGAGTGGTACAAGCAGCGCGGGATTCCCTGCGTGTTCGTGACGGGGGACCGGACGAAGGCGGACCTCTTCCGTCTGCTGGGCTGCACCGTGGTCAAGGAATGGCCGGGTCCCAAGGTGCCCATCGGTGGGAAGTCGTTGGGGTTCCAACTGGAGAACAAAGTAAATCATGGGAAAGAGGGGCGGTTGACGTTCCGGGGGAGGCACCTGCCCTACAGACCGGGCTTCGTTGCACCGGAGGTCATCCTGAATCCGTTGGATGAGACGGAGGCCATCAAGTTGATGGGTGAAGATAAGAGGCCCGTGGTGGTGGTGTACCCAAGGACGCACTTCAAGACGAGGGATGTGCCGATGCACACCATGATTGATGTGTGCTGGATGCTGGAGAAGGAGGGGTTCCGGACGATTGCCGTCTTCGGCACGAAGGGAGAGTGGGAACCGCACAAGGACCAGTTTCCCTTTTCGCTCTATGGGTATGGGATTGGGGTGTCGGCGAGCCTCATGAAGAGGGCGGCGTGTGTGGTGGGTGGGGATACGGGACCGATCCATCTGGCGGCGTCGTTGGGCGTCCGCACGGTGGCTGTCATGGGACCCACGTCGAACATCTTCAAAGAGTACGGAAGTCATATGTTGGAACTGTCGGACAAGGAGGGTCGGCTATCATGTACCGGGTGTTGGTGGAGACAGTCTCATGGGTTCCGAGCCGCGTGTGACGCGGGCTGTGCCTCCCTTGCGACCTTCTCGGCCAACCGGATCGTTCAGGAGGTCAAACGGTGGAGCAACATCGAACTTGGAACTACACCTTCAATGGCACAATGAACGCGACGAGTTCGAGGGTTACCGTACGCGCCCCGGACTCTTACCGACTGAGCGGGGTTGACGGCACACTGAACGGTTTCATCCGCCCGCATCCGGGTTTCAATGAGGTCCACCGCTTCCGTTCGTCGGACTGGGGTGGGAACCACGACAACTCCTCCGTCATCGTCAACTGCTTCCCCTTCACCTTCGTCATCGGGGAGACGGGATACGGGTTCGGCTTTGTCATCCGTGTACGGAGGAAGAACAATGCGACCGGGGCGAGCGCGTGTGACGTGTTTGTGGATTACTGGAACAGTCTGACGGGGAACTGGGTGCGTGGGCAGTCGATCAAGACGGGGGTTCCATTGCCCCGTGACTACGACCGCAAGACAGGCACGCAGATGGGCGTCTCCGTGTGGGGCCGCTACGTGTTCGTGTACATTGAGGATAAGGATTCCATCGCGTTCAGCGTCGATGGCGACTCGCCGTATGCGTTCCAGTTGACGACCAACACAGGTCCGGGGCGTGTCCCGAAGTTGGTGAGTCCCGGCAATGCCATCGCTCTCGGCAGCATTACGGCACTCGCGGACGCGGATCGGCCGGGCAACGCTCAGGTGGTGACGACGGAGTACAAGCCGTCGGAGACGGGGTTGCTGGCGACATCGCCGCAGCTCGCCATCGAAGATGATATCTCGACGCTCCAGCCGGGCGACTACACGTTCGCGTACCTCCTCTTCGACGGGAAGACAGGACGGCGGTCCGCACTCTCGGACATTGCGCAGGTGCGGTCCGAACTGTTTGATCCAGACGGTACGGGGCCGTTGGATTCGGTGCAGTTGTACGCGGCTATCGAGATCACGTACGACAGCACGAAGTACGATCAGGCGTACATCTACAGAAGCGTGCGCGTGCAAGGGGCGGGAGGTACGTACGTGGGGACGATTCTGCACCTGGACAAGATCATCACGCTGGAAGACTACCTGACGAGTAATAACCCCCTTCCCAATCCAAACCATAAGCAGGTGGTGTATTACTACGAGCTGGAGGACAAGCAGTTGGCCTCTCAGCAGGTCTTCCCCGAGAACACCCTCTTTGACGAGAACCTGCCAAAGGGTGGGGCCTGCATGTTCTATGAGAACACCATGCTGGTGGCGAAGATCAAGGGCGCGAGTGTGTCCTCGCAGGACAGTAACAGGCCGACGGACGCCACGCGGGGTACGGGTGAGTTGCGGTGGTCCAGCCTCCGGGACGTGAGCCCTGAGTTGTTTCCTCCCACCAACGTCTACTACCCCTCGATCACGACGAACGAGATCATCGCTTTCCGCAGTGTGTCTCCGAACGTCATCGGGTTCTCTTCGGACCGGCAGTACCATATTCGCAAGGAGGGGGATTACATCAAGGTGCAGGAGGTCCACGAGGGCTATGGACTCATCAACCCGCAGGCGTGCGACACGGTGGGCTCCTATATCTACTTCGTGAGCAGCAACGGTCTCAAAGCGGTGGACGTGAACGCCCGCCTCGACGACGTGCCCTACGTCAACGAGTTCGTCCTTGATCTCTGGAAGCAGGATTACCTGACGTTGTCGGCCGCTTTCGACCCCTCGCTGGCGTGCTTTTTCCTCTTCAACCGAGTCAAGGAACAGACGCTCATCTTCTGGATGAACACGGGGAAGGTCACCCTCTTGGAGGACTTGTACTTCCACATGTGCTGCCGTGGGGTGTGGCCTGACTCCTTTGTGTTCAGCAAGACACAGTTGGACGCGGGCGGTTCCGCCAACGACACGTACTACAACACGTTGGTCGAACGCGCTTTCTTCATTCAGAATGCGGTGAAGGATACGGCGTCGGAATCGGTGTCGGGCTTCGAGTACCGGGTCTTCATGGTGGACAATCGGAGGGAGCGGTTCAAGACGGCGGGCACGAAAGCCGGGTATCCGGACCGCTCGCTCCTCCCCAACTCGGGAGACGCGGTGCTAACGCTGGGGGCTAACTTCACGAGCGGGCAGAACGTGACGATCAATACGACGGGCGGTGTCTCCGTGTCGGGCAACCTGTGGGGCCACTACGTCTACGTGTTGAAATCCTCGAATAGCGCGTTGGTGGGGGCGAGGGCTCTTATCAAGACGACCAACTCAGGGACCGGGGTGATTACGCTCAGCTCGGGGACGGCGTCCCGACTCTATGGATTGCAGACGGGAGACGTGATCGGGGTCGCTCCGGTGAAGGTGGAGTGGCAGGGTGCCCCCCTTCCATTCTCGACGGTGGATGATGACACGCAGCAGCCGGTGGAGGACTTCTTCCGAGTGCGGCACCTGTCGACCATCGGGTGTTCCTTCACGGATGTCAGTGCGGTGTATGACGAGCTGGATGATGTGGACCTGGCCCGCTTCGAGGGGTTGGCCTTCCTGGGCTCGAACCTGGAACCGACCGCTAAGGCACAGACGAGAGACCGCAGTACAGGGACTCTCGTGCAGAGCATCACGGATGGTGAGGGGTCGGTGTACGCCGCCTTTGGAAGTGAGACCGACGGTGGGAAACACGGGTGCGATGGTTCCTATCTCACACCCGGCGTGCGTATCATTTGCCCAGACCTGGACTTTCGACTTGTCTCTGTTCGTTGCATCGGCTCCGTCCGCGACTCCACGACCACAGTTCAACAGTGAGGTGTGCTAATGCCTGTGTTCACAAAGCGATTCCGAAGCACGCAGATCAACCCCGGCACGCCCGGTCTCGGTGGCAACGGCATCGGTGGAACGCCCCTCAACTACACGCCACAGCAGTCGGACCCCTCCCTCCACGACGGATACTTCGCCCAAGGTCTCACCCCGGCACAGCAGGCCCTCCTCGGCTACGAGGATAACGGCCTCGACCGACTCCTTGCGGGCGTCTCCAGCTACCTTCGTGGGACGATGGGCTCTGAGTTCTCCGACCAGTATCGGGACTACGCGGATGGGTTGGGTCTCTCCGCCGATCAAGTGGACAACATCCTCAACACTCGCGCTTCCCTCCGCAGCGGTACGCAGCAGGCGTACTACGGGCAGGGTGGACTCCAGGTGGTCAACGCGGGAACCGATCCGGGTCAGGGGTACAGCCGTATCGGTGGGAAGTACAACAATCCGGGTGGGGGTGCGTACATGAAGAACCCCATCGGTTCATTGAAGAAGCGGTCACCTCAGCCCAAACCGCAGACGCCCCAAGCCCCGCAGGACTTCCGCAAGCCTGTTCCCCGTGGTAATTACATCGACGCCAAAGCATTCCGAGGATACTAGACATGGCTCAGAACTTCCTTCCGCGATCCAAGCCGAACCCCTGGGGCGACTTCATGCAGCGTCTTCCGGGCAGCACCGGCTCTCAATCGTATGATCCGCGCCTTGTCGATGAGGCCCCCGACTACATACAGTCCTCGTTCCGCACACCGGACCAGGGCCAGCAGCGAGACAGTCTCCGAAGTCAGGGCTACCGGATCAACGGCAACGTCGCCACGCGGATGCAGAATGGCATTCCCTACCAGACGCCCGTCAACAGCCTCATCCAGACAGGGCCGGGAATCGAGTCGGAGTTCGGGAACCTCCCACCCAGCCTCCTCAACGCCCTCCTCGGTGACAGCGTCAACATGCAGCAGGCGGCGGACGAGCAGTTCGCCCGGAACAACCAGCAGGCCGGTGGTATTCAGGGTGCGGCACAGGGCGGGGCGGATGCCATCGCTCGTGGTGGGCAAGAGTCGGGCAATCGGCTCCAGGGTGTGATGGACCGACTCACGGGCATGGGTCAGCGGCATCGGGACGAGATGGACGGCGTCCTCAAGAACGTCAATGCAGACTACGATCAGGCGGTTGGCCGCGCCAACAAGGGCTTCGATGCCGCGTCGGCACAGGCCAAGCGTGGGGCGGACTTCGCCATGTCCTCCGTCTCCGGTGCGAACACGAAGGTCGATCAGGACCTCGCCGAGGCATACGCCATCGGTGACGAGGCCGTCGCCGCGTTCCAGAAGGCACTCACCGAGTACAAGGACACGACGGCACAGGATGCCTCTGTAGTCTCCGCATCCATCTACCGGAACGCCGAGGCCCAGAAGAAGCAGATCGAGGCGGGTACCACTCCAGATGGTCGCATGATGACGGTCGCTCAGCGAGCGGACGCGCTCTCACAACTCTCGTACGATACGGGGATTCAGGTGCAGTCCGCCGTGACACCGCTCTTCTCTCGTTTCAATGAGACGAAGGCTGGGTTGGAGCAGGTGTTGGCGTCGTTCAAGTTCAACAACGCGGGGCTCCGGACGACAGGAGCCGGGCTGCGTCAGCAGGGAGCGGACCTGGCAATCCGGGCGGGTGGGGTGGGTGTGCAGGCCGGTCAGACGATGGCGGGGGTGGAGCAGGCACGGCTCGATGCCGCACGCGGGCAGGTGGAGAACCGGCTGGCGGTGGCGGACAGGACGTTGCAGGCTCAGCAGGGCGAGCGAGAGATGGCCCAGCTCGTTAGTGGGATGGCTCAGGCCCGCGAGCAGATCGGACAGGCGGCAATCATCGACTCCGCCCGCCTCCGCATTGATGGATTGACAACGACCGCCCAACTCATTCAGCAGAATCCGCGAAGCGTGGTATCGTGGTTCCAGGGGCTTTTGGCCCTCTACACGGCGAATCAAGGGCAGGCTCCAGAGCCCGGCTTTCAGGCTCCACGACCGAAAGGTGGCGGTCAGCAACAGAACCCTAGCCCCCCTTCCAGTCCTGCACGGACGCCTGGCTCACAGCCTGACCAGACTGGTGGGGGTTTTCAACGTACAGGGGCGGCACCCGCGACGACCCGTCCGCAGCGGAGCAACATGGGTCCGCCCCGGAATCAGAACCGTTTACCGGGGGCGTACGAGGGGCCAGGTCAGGCTCCGGTGCGTACCGTGCGGACAGGACGAGGCCCCAGCGTTGACGAGGGTGATGGTGGGTTCATGAGTAGTCTTCCTCCGTTGAGGGAGAATACACGGGACTCGTACCGCTACCCTCCAGATGAGTACCGTTGATTAGGAGCAGGACATGGCGATTCTTGAACAGGCAGGCGGAGCGGCACCACCCTTCAACACGATCAACCCGTCTGGGGTCGATGCGAACACGTCCTTCTCGAACCTGACGCAGATCGCCCTAGCAGCACGGGAGCGGGCGCTTGCTCGTCAGAAGATGGGCGTGGACGTACAGCAGGCTCAGGCTGACCGTCAGCAGCAGGGCCAGCAGTTCCAGCAGAACCAAGACCTCCAGCGGGAGGAGATGACGCAGCGGGCGGTCCTCACCCGTGAGGACTTGGCGTTGCGAGAGAAGCAGATGAGAGAAGCGGCCCAGGCCCGCGAGGACGAGAACGCCTTCCGCATCCTCATGGAGCAGAAGTCAGAGAACGCCACCCGATTCCAACAGGAACAGGAGATGGCCGACGAACACTTCGATCAGTTGGCGGCCGAAAAAAAGGCCCAGTTCATGCGCGAGTACCTTACAAAGAGGAGCGCGGCAACGGCCGAATTGGAAGCCCTCCAGAAACAGATGGTGGGGCTCCAGTCGTTGAAGACGTGGCGTGAGAACCTGTACTCCAAGAACCTGACTGATCCAAATGGGGTTGGTATCGGGGTACAGCTGTTGAAGGGGTTGAATCAGCAGGCACAGGGTCGGGTGATGCAGCTCGACCCGGCACGGCAGGCTTTGAAGAAAGCCCTCGAAACCATGACGCAGGACCCCTCCTTTGGCGGGGAAGTGTCGGCGGTGCCCGGAGCGGGAATCCTCCAGAAGATCGGTGATGTGGTGGGGCTCGGATCGTTGGCCCAGCCCACCGAGTATGGGAAACCTTCAGAACAGGCGCAGGCGATACTCCGTGATGATCCGGAGCGGATGAAGTACTATGGTTTGGATGGGCAGACGACCAGTTCCTACGCGACGTTGGCGGAGTCGTTGTCGCAGTATGTGCATGGTGCAAAGGTACCACCGGGGGCGTTGGTCCCCCGCATCCAGATGTTGCTCACCGTGCTGGATAAGTCGGAGAACGGAACGGTAGAGGAGTACCAGAAGAAGGAATTGAGAGGCATGGCCGCCCGTCTGTATCAGGACATGCAAAAGGATGGGGTTGATGTGGACACGCTGGATCGGCTGATGTGGTCCGCCTCGGAGATGAAGAAGGACGCGGGGAGTGTGGCGGCGGGCACGGAGGGAGCGGTGCAGCAGCAGCAGTTGGCGACGACAGGGAAGATCGCCAAGGGCGTGGACGGGGTCCTGAGTGCCAAGGAATTGCGTCTCCAAAAGATGTTGTTGGGGTACTCGTTCCTCAAAGATGAAGGGGGTCGGAGGCTTGTGAAGGGGTGGGGCAACGACCCCTTCTATGACCTGTCAACGGGGAAGAGTCGACAGTTTGTGGAGGAAAGTGTGTTGAGTGTGCTGGGTGCGATCACAGGGACGAAGGACCCCTACGCACTCGTGCAGATGTTGAAAGAGACCGATCCCGCGTCCGAGGCCGAAGTGCGGCGGCGTGGGCTGGGCATCATCGCGGACTTGGAGCCCGAAGCAAAGCGGGAGATGATCCGCTTGCTGGAGCAGGGCATCATGTCGTATGGTCAGGAGGCCGTGAAGCTGGGCGTGGCGACCGACCCACGATTGGCGATTACGGAAGACATTGCGGACCCGGTCAAGGTTGCTGCGTTCGAGAAGGATGTGGCGGAGAAGAAGGGTCGGTTGGAGCGGGACCTGCCGGTCGAGGAGGCCGCCCGTGTCTCACCCGAAGTGCAGGGCATCCAGAAGCAGAAAGTAACGGCCCGGAAACAGGCTTGGCAGAACAGAAACGCGGCGGATAATGCCGCCCAAGAAGCATACAACTCCAGGAGAAAGAAGAAGTGACCACCTCGCCCGCGTGGCGGAAAACCGCCGCTCTCCTCTGTGCCCACCACAACGAACACGGAGCCTCCGCCACCACCCTCACCCCCGACCCCGTCAGACTGGAAGGGGGGTTCACCGCCGTCTCTGAAGACCTCCTTACCGTGAAGGGTCCCACGCTGGATGAGAAGGCGATCAGGACGTGGTTCTGGGAACATCGAAACACCCGGCCAGCGGAGGCTACGCTGGTGTGGTCCTGCTACGATGAGGACGACCGGAAGTCCTACGTCGGGTGGGGTAAGGAGTGCCAGGAATGTCCGCCCTCGCAAAAGCGTCTCCCATTCTTCTTGCGCTTCTCAAAAGAGGCGGCCTTACAGCCAAGCTGACCAAGCAGGTTGTCAAGCACCCGTGGAAGAGTGGTTTCACCGCCGCTGGAGCGGGTCTCTCTGCAATGACGTTGCCTTCTTTTGCGGATGATGTTGGTGGGTTGATGGGCTTTGATCTGAGTGGTGAGCGGGCACGGGTGGGGCAGATGGCACGAGCCCAGGGTGTGGGGGCGTTGCTGGACGATCTTGACACGTCGTACGACCTCCTCAGGGAAGAGGAGATTGCACGGGCGACACGGCCGTTCCTTGGGATTGATGGGGACCCGTTCGATGCGATGCCGATGGCGGGGGCGAGGGAGGCATCATCGCAGTCGCAGTTTCAGTCGGCGTTGGCCGCGAGGCAGGGCGAGCTGGCCCGGCTGTCGGTCGTCGATGATGGGGACACATCGTTCGAGGAACTCGCACTCCGCATGGGAATCTAATCATGGGCAGCAAGAGGAACAAAAAGGCGGCTATCGAACGGATTGTGAAGAAGGCCGCCGAAGCAGTCATTCCTGGTGAAGGTCTTGGAAATGAGATAGAACCTCCAGAAGCGCTAATTCAAAGGGCATCTTCGGGCGTTTCTGATTTGTTGTCTGATCCTCCTGATTTTGGTGCTCTCGAATTGGACCCTGATGATTACAATAAGTTGATGTATGACCGCGCTGTAGAACTTGTGCTCAAAAAGAAAAAAGGAAGCCCAACTCTTTTACAACGAGAGTTTGGAATCACATACACAAAAGCCTCCAGTTTCATCCAACGCATGACAGAAGAGGGATTACTTAGTAAAGACAATACAAAGAACGCACAGGACGCTCTGATTAGTTTGGAGGACTGGAGTGCTGGATTTGATCCCGCCCAAAGCGGGGTACCTAGGGTTCAACCTTCGATAGTTCCTGGGATAGAACCCGAAGTTCCTCGTTATGTTCCACAAGCAGCGGGGAAAAGGATAACCACAGAAGGTCGAAATACGCGCAATGCTAAGTTAGAGTTGTCTCAACTGGAGAAACGTCTCGCTGCGAATACCGAACGGAAAGCGATGGGTCGAGTCCTTCGGGATGGGGTGAGTAAGGCTGCGGCTGTCGAAGCGGGTGTCGAGGGGGCAGGAAAAGCGGTTGCGTCCGCAAAGGCGTTGAAGGCTGTAGGCAAGTTGTCCAAGGGCTTCGGGAAGGCAGCCTTGGGATTTGGCGTGGGTGGGACGGCGTTGGCGGCCGCGTCGATGCTGCTTGATCCGGCTGTGGAGATGGTCAAGGGGGCGGGGGAGACGCTGGGATTGAGGGAGCCCGTGGAGTTCCAAAGGTCGTTGCAGGCTCAGCAGCAGATGGCGTTGGCGGAGCGGGTGCAGCGGAGGAAAAGGGAGCGGTTGGAGCGGCTGACGCAGGAGAACGCGGCCAATATTGCGGTGCAGAATCCCCATTTGTTCCAGGAGATTCTGGCGGGGCGGGAGTTGCCGAGGGATGCGGTGGTGTTGGGTGGAAGGCCGAGGACGGACCTGCTCAAAGAGGTGGCACGGAACATGGCGGCGGGCAACTATCAGCAGAGCAATATAACGGATGACCTTTTGCAATGAACCAGAAGTTTATTCAACGCGTGCTTGCAACGCTGGAGCGTATTGCAACCAGCGGGACTTCTCGTGAGTTGAAGAGGGTTCCTTTGTTGAAGAAGATTCTTGAAGAAGCGCAAGAATTGGAAAGTATTCGAGCATCGAAGGTCAAGGGGGCACAATTGCGTCCGCCGTGGGCTCCGCCGAGGGAACCGTTTGCGGGGCGGTTGGGGTTGTTCGGTGGGAAAATGAAGGCACCACCGGCGAAGGAGATCAATCCGTTCCGGACGCTTACGAGTTTCCGGGATCGTTCTGCGGGCATCGCGGCGGAGAACGCCCGCAAGGCGAGGGATGCGAAGATACTCAAAGGGGGAATGGATGTACGAGGGGCGGAGGATGCACTGTTCCTGCCGAGTGCGAACACCGCACAGCAGGCGGAAGCTGAGATGCTTTCTGGGGCAGGTTTGCGACGGCTCAACCGACTGGAAGGAGGCGATGAGCCTGCAAAGAATCTGAGTGCCTTGTTCAAGGCGGCGGACGATCCTGTGTTCAAGCAGGACTTGTCGAAGACGCCGCCTGCGTTTATTCAAAAGGCGCTGAATCAGGATAATGCAAAGCGGTTCCGAGGGGAGTGGCCCGTCAAGATTGCGGAGTCAGAGACGCCTCCGGTGTCGTACGCGGAACAACTGCGGGACAAGCGGTTGGCGGCGGCGAATCGGTACGATGTAGAGCAGGCTGTGTTGGGTCGACCGTCGATCAAGGCCGCGTACATTCGGCGTTCGATCCGGCAGGATGATCTCCTCGCAGCGATGGAGACGGGGACGAAGGAGACTAAGTTGCCGGTGCGGCCGTGGCGGGGTGGGCTCAACAGGAATCGGACAGAGATGGCGTTGGGGCCGGAGTCACACAAGGTCAACGGGTTGGATCATAAGGTCAAGGGGTTGGAGCAAGCATTGAAGGAGGCGGTCAGCGAGGGTGTCAGTCCGGCCGAGGCGGGCGAGGATGCAGCGGCGGTGCTGTTCCGGTTTGCCAGCGGGCAGGAGGACGCGAGAAGGGTGGAGACGTTGGGGAAGATGACGTTGGCGGAGTTGGGGCAGAAGGCCCCCTTCCTGTCTGAGTTGCTGGCGAAGCAGATGCGGGAGAAAGGGTTGGCGGGTGGGAATGAGGGAGTGAGGACGTTCCTGCGGAATACGGGCAGGGCGGACCCACGGCAGATCAACGTGTTGCAGGTGGTGCGTGCGTTGGCGGCGGGCAAGGGGCACGGAGAGCAGACGAAGATGTTGAAGGGGGTGTTGGTGAAGCCCGGTGGTGGGTTCCCACTCTACAAGTACGCGGATGACAGGAACTTGAATGCACCGGGGTCGGAGGCGTTGCGGGAGATCGCACGGCAGAAGAAGATGGAGCGGGTGTCTGCGTCTCAGGTTATTCCTGGGGAGCGGGTTTTGATGGAGAAAAGGCGTGCATCTTTGTTGGCTTTGAAACAGAAGAAGGCCGTGGGTCTTACTAAAGAAGAGCGAGACCACCTCCAACGGCTGCAAAGAGAGATGAAAAGCGTGGACTCCAAAGAGGTTTCAGCTCCGACGCCATCCTTTGTAAAAAAGGCGAGGGCGACCCCAATTCCCTACGGGGGGCTATAGTTGGGGGCACACGAGGTACACCACAAGGAGATCACACATGGCCGGTCAGCACGTACAGCCCCTCAAGGAACTCAGCAAGATTGATTCACAGATCGCAACGATTTCATATCCTGCGGGTTCGGCGCAAGAAATTCCCTTTTTCATTGCTCCGTATGACATTGTGATCCAAGATGCAAAGCTGCGGCACGCTGCGATTGACGACACGATTGGTCAGACAGCCAAAGTGTCGAAGTATGCCAACGGAAGCGGCAGCCGCACAGACATTACGTCGGTGTCGGCGTTGTTGACGGCGAACGCGAACACGAACAAGTCGATGGCGTTGGTCACCGTCAATGGTGTGCCCTCCGAAAACATCGTAAGGGCGGGCGAGCTGGTGGTTCTGCGAATGAATGGTGCGATTGGTGCTATGACTGGTCTGGTGGCGACCCTCACGTACACACGATCCGTGCTGTAAAC